CAAAGTGTGTGATTCTGTTGGCTTTGGCTTGCCCTATGCCACCCAGTACACCAACCCGCAACGAGTGGCACGCATGAGCGAAACACCCGACCACGGCAACGTCACCTTGCCACAAGCCGACCCCAACGGGCTGTACAGCCCCGCCAGCGCGGACGGTACTTGGGTACTGTGTGTTGACCACAAGACGGGCAAGGCACAACCCCTGTACATTGAGCCTCGCATTGTCGTCAGCCCCTTCGCACTCAACTAAGGACAACCTATGAGCGGCTTTCAAAAGTACATGCACGTCGAGAAGTTTGGCACGGCTGAAGTTGAGGGAATTGAAATAGGCACATGCTACGTTTTCCCTAAACTTGACGGCACAAACGCCTCAATATGGAGAGACGACTACGGCACTCTCTGTGCGGGTTCTCGCAACCGAGAACTCAGCTCAGAGGAAGACAACGCAGGTTTTCACGCGCACATGCGTGAAGACCCGAGATACAAAGCATTTTTTGAGAACTGCCCTGATGCCATTTTGTATGGCGAATGGCTTGTGCCGCACACACTCAAAACGTACCGTGATGACGCATGGCGCAAGTTCTACGTCTTTGACGTGGTGAGCCGCCGTACAGGAGAGTTTTACGAGTATGATGATTATGTGAACACTTTAATCAACCATGGTATCGATTACCTTGCTCCAATCCAAACCATCAAAAACGGCAGCCATGAGATGTTCAGCAAAAGTATTGAACTCAATAAGGTGCTGATTAAAGACGGCCATGGTATTGGCGAGGGCGTTGTCATAAAAAACTACGACTTTGTAAATAAGTACGGTCGTACAGTGTGGGCAAAGATCGTCACCAATGAATTCAAAGAGCGCCACACCAAAGAAATGGGCGCGACTGAAATCGTTGGCGACATCATTGAGGCTCGGATTGCTGAAAAGTTTGTGACTCAACATCTCGTCGATAAGGTTCACGCCAAAATCATCAACGAGACGGGTGAGGGGTGGCACAGCAAAATGATTCCTCGGTTGCTGCACACGGTCTACTATGATATCATCACGGAAGAAATGTGGGAAATTTTGAAGGAATTCAAAAATCCAACAATCAATTTCAAGTTGTTGAGTGGTTATGTGACGGCGCGCATTAAAGAACTCAAACGAGAGTTATTCTGATGAGCGGCAACCTAATCATCCTCACCGGATTGATCTACGCCTACGTGGCAGTGGAGCAGTTCACCAAGGGCAACGCGGGCATGGCGCTGATGTACATCAGCTATGCCATGGCCAACGTAGGCTTGTACATAACAGTCAAATAAGGAAACAAAATGAAAGAACTACTTGAAGCGTTTTTTGATGTCTTGCAAGAAAAAGGAAGCACGTTAACGGTTGAAGAAGCCTTGGGTGCGACAGTGGCATTGCGGGCGCACCTAGAATGGAAGTTTGGTGTCATTATGCGCGAAAAGGAGAAATTGAATGATCAGTGAAGTAGACATTCATGATTGGGACAAAGACATCCGAGTCATGCACATCAGAGAAAACCACGATGGTTCGGCGGACGCCACAGTGCGTTTGTCGGGCAGGGGACTCGCGGTATTGGTTCGCTTCGGTTTTGCAAGAATTTTAAAAGAAAGCATCTCAAATGACACCTCACGAAAAGAGTGACTTTCAGCGTAAGGTAGCGTGGTTGCCTGCCGAACACGCGGCACAATGGACAGAACAAGTCCGAGCCGCATGGTTGGCGATGCGCAAAGCCTACAAGGCATGGCAGTTGTCCGGCACAGCGCCGGACATTTTTTGTGGTTCCATCAAGCACGATGGTGAGTTGACGCCTGTATTCATTGTCAACGAACCGTTTGTGAGGTACGAAGAACTCAAGGCCGCGTGGCGCGCCGTTGAGCCAAAGTACATTTATGAGAGCCGTGCGCGCATGTCAAACGGCGACTTTGGTGAAGCCGATGACTGGCTGTCTAGTGGAGCAGAAAAATGATCAACGTAGACGAGCTAGAAATGGAGCATCGATTCTTGCGCGAGAGAAATCTTCGCCTCGAACGAGAGCTGCAAGAAGAACAAGCTTCACATCAGGCAACCAAGGATAGATTGCACAATGTGGAAAATGGGTTATTGCCAGAACAGAAAGGCCAACAATGAGAACAATTCTTTACGTAGCGTATTTGATCGGCGCACTGATCACCTATGTCGCAGCAGATTTGCTAGACCCAGTTCAAGCACTACCAATCATTGTGCTTGCGCCAGCGGTGATCTTTATTGTGCTGGAACTCACAGGGTTTTTGCGATTCCACACAGTCAGCGCGTCAGAGCAAAAAAACTTCTCTCCTTTGATCAACAAGGCCTTGGAAGAAGGGTTGAATGATCAGCAAGCGGCATCCAAATACGGTTGGCCAATCGTGGTTGAGATGGATAACGTCATCAGCCGTTTAGAGGGCGTTCTTGTTGACTTGATTGCGAGTATTAAAAATGCCAAGTCGCGCCGCGAATTGTTTGCCGACATTGTGAAAGGCGTCACCAAATGAAAATCCATCTTCTTCGAGTCACATTAAAAGGGGAGCCTGTGCTCCACGAATTTCCCAGCATCAAGCAGTGCGCTGAGGAACTGGAATGCAATCCGCGCCACATCGGGGCGATGCTCAAGGGCATCCGCCCATCCATCGACACCCCCTACGGATCAATTGTTAAGGTAACGACTATTTATGACCAAGCCATCAGTGCTGCCGGTGCAATTCGAGAACATTCCGATCGCACTCAAGAAAATACCTCGCTGGGTGCTTTGGCGTTTAGTCGAGGTTGGAGCCGAATCAAACAAGCGGTGGAGCAAGCTGCCTCTTCAATCTTCGGGCACATCAGCAAGCTCATCAAACCCTAACACTTGGACGGACTTTTTACATGCACAAGAAGCCTACCAAACTGGCCGCTTTGATGGCGTTGGTTTTGTCTTTGACGGTAGCGACGGCATTCTGGGCATCGACTTGGACGACTGCGTTGAGCCAAACGGTTCTCTCAGCGAAGAAGCCGAAAAGATCGTACAGCAAATCCAAGGCTACTGCGAAGTAAGCCCATCAGGCACAGGGGTCAAAATCTTCACCCGCGCACAGCTTAATGCAGCGCACGTAGACCATGATAAAGGTCTGGAGATTTACCCCAAAGGCCGATACTTCACCGTCACAGGCCACACCCGTGGCGGCTTCATTCCCGACGAAGAGCAAGACGTTCAGGCCATCGTGCCTGAACGCCAGAGCTATCGCTCGGGCGATGATTTTGCCGACTACAGCCCGCCCATTGAGGATTGGGACTTGGCTCGGGTCGAAACTGAACTGCTGCCGCGCCTAGACCCCGAATGCGGGTACAATGACTGGTTGCAGGTAGGCATGGCGCTGCACCACCAATTCGGTGGTGATGTGGAGGCGTTAGACTTGTGGGATCGCTGGTCGGACAACGACGGTAAATGCTCTGCCTACGCTGTGGGTGAGTGCGCCAAGAAGTGGGACTCATTCCATGGCTCGTCGGGCACGACACTGCGCACACTGGTGTTCAAAGTCAACAAGCTCAAGGAAGCCGAGGTCATTGCCAATGGTGAAAAAGTTCTCACTGGTGGCCCTCTTAACCACGCCAAAGAATTCTTAAACAGCGAATTCAATTGCGAAGAAGGCTTCACGCTAACAAGCTACGGCGGCGACATGTTCCAGTTCAAGGGGACACACTATGAGGACATCGAGTCGGCCACCGTGCGCGCGCACTTGTACAACTTTTTGGACAAGTGCAAGAAGTACGATCGCAAGATGAACCTTATCCCGTTCAACCCCAACGCCTCGTCGGTGAGCGGTATCTTGGACGCCATTCAGGCAGCCACACACTTGCCCAACACAGCCAACACGCGCCCGCCTGTTTGGTTGGATGGGTACGGGCGCGACAAACCTGATCCGGCCAAGCTGGTGTCGTTGCAAAACGGGTTGTTTCATACGGAAGAGAACGTGATGATTCCTCACTCGCTGGGGTTCTTCACGCTGAACAGCTTGCCGTTTGCTTACGACCCAGATGCCACATGCCCAACTTGGTTGGCGTTCTTGAGCGACCTATGGGGCGACGATCCAGACAGCATCATCACGCTGCAAGAGATGTTTGGCTACATTTTGAGTGGTGACTCAAGCCAACAGAAGTTCTTCAACCTGATCGGCCCTCGCCGCTCGGGCAAGGGCACAATCAACAAGGTGCTGGTGTCGTTGCTGGGGCAGCACAACACCGTGGCGCCGCAGCTGGAGGAGCTATGCGATACGTTTGGCTTGCAGCCTTGGATCGGCAAGTTGTTGGCCTCTTTTACCGATGCTCGTGCGCCAGAACGCAACCGAGGCGCGGTGGTAAGCCAGCTTCTGAGGATCGTCGGCGGCGACACGGTGACAGTGAACCGCAAAAACAAGGAGGCATGGAGCGGCTACCTGCCAACGCGCATTGTGATCTACTCCAACGAAGCGTTGCAGTTGACGGAGAACTCGAATGCGTTGACAGGGCGTATGATCGTCTTGAAGATGTCCAATTCGTTTTACGGCAAGGAAGATACGCTGCTGGCGGATAAGCTGGCCAAAGAGCTGCCCGGGATTTTCAACTGGGCAATCGAAGGCCAACAACGCCGCATGGCGCGCACAGGCCAGCGCTTCATTCAGCCACAATCGGGCAGGGAACTGCTTGAGTTGATGGAAGAGTTGGGCAACCCTATCGGGGCTTTCGTGACCGATGCGCTGGAGTACGACCCGCTGGCTGAGTGCAACAAAGACGATGTATTTTTGTGTTGGAAAAAGTGGAGTTTGGCTAAGAACATTCCTCCGGGCAGCGATTTAGCATTCAAGCGTCGATTCTTGGCAGCAACCCAAGATCATCGCGTATTGGCAGATCGCGCAAGGATTGAGGGAGAGCTTCAGAACATTTATCGAGGCGTTCGACTGAACTCAAAAGCACAACGGTACGTTGACACCACACGATTCGACACACAAGAGGTATTCGGATGAAATTGAGATACTACGACATTGATATTGGTTTATACCCCACTCACGTCAAGCTTTGCTTTGACGAAGCTGGATTCAACCAAATCCTCAAAGACTTTGAAGTGCCTGAACAGTTGGCCGCGTCACCATTGAATGGGTCTGTTGCGGAAACGCACACCATCGCAAGGGGTGGCCAGTGTTTGGTGATTTTAATTGTTGACATTCAGTTGCGCGCCGATGACGCTGCGTCCCTCGCGGGCACAGTAGCTCATGAAACATGCCACGTTGTTGACAGTATTCTTGAGCACATTGGCGAACCAAAAGAGCAATTCGGCCCTGAAAGCCGTGCGTACCTTGTGCAGCATATCGTTGAGCAAGTGTTTCACCAGTGTATCGTGGAGTGTGTCAATGCAGAACGAAAAAGGGCTAGAGCAGCAGCTCGTAAAGAAGGTAAAGGCAAAGGGGGGACTGTGCCTGAAGTGGACAAGCCCGGGGACGACAGGAGTACCGGATCGCTTAGTGATCTACCAATCAAAGATCATACCCGTGGAGATGAAAGACCCAAAGGGGAAGCTGTCAGCCCGCCAAGAGTACATGATACGTCAGCTTCAACAGTTAGGCATCGTAGTCCACATTTTATCGACGCCCGAGATGGTACAACAATTCATTGAGCAGCTAGATGACTGAAGATGAAAAAAAGTGGAGGCGAGACAAGCGCAACCACATCAGTAAAATGATGTATGCGATTCGCCAGCGCGCAAAGGAAGATGGGGTTGAGTTCAATCTTGATCACAAATTTCTTTGCGCGATTGCCCCTGATCTATGTCCTATTTTCAAAATCCCTCTTTTTTGGGGGTATGGCAAAGGGGCTGTCAACGGTCATGCTTCACCGGACTCACCAAGCCTAGACCGTATCATTCCTGAACGAGGGTACACGAAAGGCAACGTGGCTTGGATGTCGCACAAAGCCAATACGATCAAAAACAACGCCGACGAAAATGAGCTTCGACTCATTGCCGACTGGCTGCAAACCAAAAGAAAGGAAGTGCTCAATGGAGGTGCTAGACCGCCCGCCTTTGATGATCCTGCAAATACCTACCTCATCCTTCCCGCGCACACTCGAATTGTTGCAGCGCGAGATAAAACACCGGGAGGAAGCAACTGATGTTACGCATCGACCAATTGCACGAGTACCAACGAACGATGGTGAACAAGTCCGAGACGACACCCCACATGGGGTTGTTCATGGACATGGGGTTAGGCAAGACGCCAACAACGCTGACCATCTTGACGAAAATCAAGGGCAAGACACTACTGATTGCGCCGAAGGCAGTGGCCAAAAACGTGTGGCGACAGGAGGCTAAAAAATGGGAGCATACGACCAACTTCAAGTTCGCCCTTCTGGTCGGAACGCCGCAAGAAAGGTTAGCAGCCTTGCGCAGCAATGCCGAGATTTACTTGATCAATCCCGAGAATGTGCCATGGCTCTTCGAGCAGAAGACGTTACCATCATGGGACAACCTTGTGTTGGACGAATCGAGCAGGTTCAAGAATCCATCGTCCAAACGCTGGAAATCATTGAAGGGCTCGCTAAAGACGTTTTCGCACAGGTTCATTCTTACGGGGACGCCGACCCCGAAGTCGTACCTCGACCTGTGGACGCAAGTGGGCATCCTCGACTTGGGGCAACGACTCGGGAAATCGATGACTTCCTACAAGGAAAAGTTCTTCCTGCCGGACGCAAGGGATCGACGAACAGGCGTGGTGTGGAGTTGGAAACTGAAACCCGGAGCCAAGGAAGAGATCGACTCTCTGGTTGGTGATATTTGTTTTTCTCTGCGCGCAGAAGACTACTTGACCATGCCGCCGCGCCAAGACATCTACCACAATATTGAGTGGGACAAAGCTGGACGAGCGATGTACAACACGCTCAAAAAAGACATGGTTGTCGAGATTGGCGACATTGACATCACAGCACCCAGTGCGGGCACACTCAGTGGCAAACTGCTGCAAATGTGTTCAGGCTCTGTGTACGACGAATTCAAAAATGTTTTGCTAGTCCACGAGGAAAAAATCAACTACCTCAAAGACCTGCTTGACGAAGAGACACCAACGCTGATTTTCTACAACTTCAAACACTCGTTGGCCAAGCTGCAAGCTGCGTTCCCAGACGCAAAGGTGCTTGACCCAGACGACGAAGAAATGCAAGAGGCGTGGCGGCGCGGCGAGATCACACACTTGCTGTGCCACCCAAAGAGTGTGGGTATCGGTTTGAATTTACAGTGCAATGTCGGAGATACCGCGCAAGTGGTTTGGTTCGACATAACTTGGAACAGTGAAGACTTTTTACAAGCAAATGCACGTCTATACAGACAAGGGCAGACCAAGCCGCTTATTTTTCATTTTTTGCTGATGGAAAAAAGCATGGATGAGCAAGCGATGGACGTCTGCAACGGCAAGGTTGATGTACAGGAGGCGCTAATGAAAGCGTTAAAAATCTAATGAAGGTGACAGTATTTGCAAGCATAAAACGGTTGTCTGATGAAGAACCAGACCCGTTGGAAAACGAAGACCCCTCGGTTGAGCCATCGACCATGGGTTGGGCTCCTTGGGGGCCGGAAACGATCCAAGATGTGTACAACATCATCGCGGACAAACTCAACGATAAGCAGCGTGAAATTATTGAAGCACACTTAATGGGCTACAATCACAAAGACCTCGCTGTCTCAGAAAAATATTGGCGGTACTGGTATGCGTCCGCAGTCAACAAAATCAAAAAGGAACTTAAAGTATGACGTTCGCAGAAGAAGTTGTGATGCTTGCCAGCAAGCATAAACTTGGTCAAGTGTCATCACACATTTTCAACATTTGGGAAGTGCCCATGCAGCCCTTCACAACAAACCAGCTGATTGATTTTGCTGTGGAGGTGCGCAACAATGGTTTTGAAGCTGGGTACGAACAAGGATTGCTTCACGGCGTTCGACCACCGGAGGAAGAATGACACAAGATGAAATTTTTGACGAGGCAAGAGCGTCAGGATTGGATGTGTACGCCTTGGGCACAAACCATTTACAGTTTCTGCATCGCCTTGAAGTTTTTACCAAACGAATATTGGATAAACACAAACCTCAAATTGCTATTTCAGAAGCCTTCATGTCGGGCTTTGATAGCGGCGTTGAAGTGGAACGCGAAGAATGTGCAAAGGTGTGTGATGAGCGACTTGATAGATGGGCAAAGACCGTTGGTAAAAACGACATGTACAAGTGGATGAAAGGATTGTCTAAGCTGATAAGAGAAAGGGGACAAACATGAACGGCTTCATTGTCGAGTATGTGACAGACAACGGAACAAACGACATTGAAATTCAACTGTCCGTCACCGAACCGATGTTTGACAAAACCAAAGAGGTTCTTGGTATTTGGGAATTCCAAGATTTAGCAGAACGAGATGTAATTCTCGGTGAACTCACAGCATTTAGATTGCAACAACTCAAGGAGAAAAAATGAACGAAGCACAACAACTGATGGGCAGCTTGGGCGTTAAGTCAACCGAGCAAAAACGCCTAGAGATGGCCGGAGCCATCACGCGCATGGTCTATAACCAAGCCGTGGCCGAGGCCAAGCAGCGCGCCGCCGTGCGTGACGCCAACCTAGCACCCACCACGGGCGACTCACCCACTCAAAATGGGTAATTCCTAATAGAGGAATCCCACCATGGCCGAAAAGAAAAAAACCAAATACGTATTCAAGCCCGAGATGTGCGAACGCATGATCGAGTTGGGCAAACTGGGCAGCTCCCAAAAAATGATTTGGGCTGAGTTGGGCATCAGCGCGGGCGCCGCGCAGACGTTCAAAAAGAACCACCCTGAGTTTGCCGATGCACTGGATATGGCTTTGGTTCACAGTCAAGCGTATTGGGAGCGTGAGCTTTTGGCCAATTTGAGCAACAAAGCTTTCAACTCCCGTTTGGCTGAGATTGCCCTTCGAGGCCAGTTTGGGGACACCTACCGCGAAGATCGAACCCAGAAGGTTGATCTCAAGGCCGAAGTCACAGTGGACTTTGGCAGTGCGGTGAATGACTTGATCGCAAGTCTCAAAAAGGCTGGCTGACCTCATCAGCCAAACCAAGCAGCCCGCTTCGGCGGGCTTTTTAATCTTTGCAGAAAGATATTGAATGACAGCACATGCACTTTTATCAGCCTCCGGTTCAAAGCGGTGGTTGACCTGCACCCCAAGTGCCAGACTGGAAGCAGTCCTGCCCGAACCCAAACGCAAGACCGGAGCCTTTGACGTCAGCGCGGAGGGCACAACAGCGCACAACTTGGCTGAGGCCAAGCTCAAACGCCACTACGGCCAAATCACCGCCAAGGAATATGTTGAAGCCCTCAACGAAGTCAAGGCAACCCCCTACTACGACGAAGAGTTTGAGCGCTACGTGGACAACTACGTCCTGTATGTGCGCTCTCAAATTGGGGAAGGCGACACACCATATTTTGAGCAGCGCGTGGACTTCAGTGAATGGGTTCCTGACGGGTTCGGCACGGCAGACGTGGTGATCATCAGTGACACCAAAATCCGTGTGATCGACTTGAAGTTTGGTAAAGGCGTGGCTGTCGATGCCGAAGACAACCCACAACTGCGACTGTACGCCATTGGCGCATGGTGGAAATACAAGGATGCGCACCCCAACTTGTCCGAGATTGAGTACACGATCCACCAGCCGCGACTTGACAGCATCACGACCGACACCACCACGCTGCCCAAGCTGTTGGATTGGGCGATCCACTTTGTCAAACCCAAGGCCAAAAAGGCATGGAACGGCGATGGCGACTTCATTCCCGGCGATCATTGCCAGTTCTGTCGTGCCAAGCAGCAATGCCGCGCGCGCGCTGAGTTCAACGACATGGATGCAGCCCGCGACTTCAAAGCGCCAGCCCTGCTGACTGAAGCTGAGATCATCGACGTGTTGCGCCGATCTTCCGCCATCAAGAAGTGGCTGGGTGACGTGGAGCAATACATTTTGGACCGAGCCACGGATGATGGCGTTGTGCCCGAAGGCTACGAGCTGGGTCGCAGCAAGACCAACCGCAAGATCGAAGATGTTGAAGCCGCACGAGCCAAGCTGATCAAGGCCGGGTTCAAAGAGGAAGACATCTTTGCCCCACCCACGCTCAAGTCAATTGCACAGCTGGAGAAGCTGGACAAAGAAGGCGTGAACGCGGCGCTGGGTGATTTGGTTGTGCGCCCAGAGGGCGAGGTCAAATTGGTTCTGGCCAAGAAATCCGCCAAGGCAGATTTCACATAACGAAAAATGGGTTATTGAATTCACTGGCAAATGACAGCCGCCAGTTCCAAGTGCTGTCGTTCAAGATTTGAAAGTCAAACAGTATGTCAAAAGTTAATGAGCGTGTGATTACAGGTAAAGTCCGTTTTTCCTATGCAAACGTGTTCAAGCCCGTTGCGCAAGAAGAGGGCAAGACACCTAAGTATTCTGTGTCGGTGATTATTGACAAGAATGACAAGGAAACGGTCGCCAAAATCAACGCGGCCTTTGAGAAAGCCAAAGCCGCCAGCGCAGCCTTCTTCGGCGGCACAGTGCCCAAAGGCCTCAAAGGTGGTTTGCGTGACGGTGATGCGGAGAAAGATGATGCGGCCTATCAAGGTGCATTTTTCATCAACGCAAACTCAGTGCAAAAGCCCGGTGTCGTTGACGCCAACCTCGAACCAATCTTGGATGCTGACGAGTTCTACAGCGGTTGCTACGGTCGTGTGTCTCTGACATTCTACCCATACAACCAACAAGGCTCCAAGGGTATCGCATGTGGTTTGGGCAACCTTCAGAAATTGGAAGACGGCGAACGTCTGGGCGGCGGTAAGTCCGCAGCAGAAGACTTCGCGGTCTAATCGGTTCAATGCGGGATAGCTCAGTTGGTAGAGCAGGGGACTCATAATCCCAAGGTCGCTGGTTCGAGTCCAGCTCTCCGCAACCAAATTCCCCAGTAGCTCAGTTGGTAGAGCACACGGCTGTTAACCGTGTTGTCCGTGGTTCGAGCCCACGCTGGGGAGCCAAATTCAGGGTGTATGATAGTGGTAGTCGCCGAGGTTTGGAACCTTGTAGTGCAAGTTCGATTCTTGCCACCCTGACCATAAAACTTTTTTGATGGATTTCAAAATGTACGCAATTTCAACCGAGACGTCCCCGAAGCACACCACAAACATCACATTGTCCGATGGTACACGAGTTGCAATTCATACCTCCGACTTGCAAAAGTTTTTGGATTTGCAAACAGCAATCGCTGAAGTCGAAGCAGCCTATGTAGAGGCCAGCGAATGATTGAATTGAAGCTGTCCATTCCCGATGTGAACGCAGTTCTTGCATCACTGGGTCGCCAACCCTATGCAGAAGTGAACGAGTTGATTGGCCGTATTGTTTCTCAAGCAATGCCTCAAGCCACACCACCAGAGCCCGTAGGGCTACCCGAAGCTTAATTAGCAATTAAGCAACAAGCCGGCCCCGACTAACCCTCGGGGCCTTTTTTCCCTCTAGCACACCAAAAAGAAAAATGAATCAATATCAAGAGTACATCCACAAAAGCCGATACGCCAAATTCAAACCTGAAATCGGTCGCAGGGAAGACTGGAACGAGACAGTCCAGCGCTATGTGGATTATGTGTTCGATAAGCACCCTGCTTTGAACGCGGACAACAAACAAGACATCTTCAACGCCATCGCTGGCCACCACATCATGCCCAGTATGCGCGCCGTGATGACAGCAGGCAAAGCAGCAGACCGTGACAACACCTGCGTGTACAACTGCTCGTACTTGCCCGTGGATGACGTCAAGTCATTTGACGAAGCAATGTTCATTCTGCTGTGTGGTACAGGCGTTGGTTTCTCGGTTGAATCCAAGTACGTCAACAAGCTGCCAGACGTGCCTGAACGCTTGTATGATTCCGAACACTTGATCACCGTGCATGACAGCAAAGAAGGCTGGGCCAAATCGTATCGCCTGCTGATCGCCAGCTTGTATTCCGGCGAGATTCCAAAATGGGACGTGAGCAAGGTACGCGCCGCAGGCACACCGCTCAAAACCTTCGGTGGTCGTGCATCAGGCCCCGAGCCACTGGAAGACCTCTTCCGCTTCACCATTAAAACTTTCAAGGCTGCACAGGGTCGCAAACTGCACACTCTTGAGTGCCATGATTTGATGTGCAAGATTGGTGAGGTTGTTGTGGTTGGTGGTGTGCGCCGCTCTGCCATGATTTCATTGAGCGACTTGAATGACGAGCGCATTCGTCACGCCAAGTCAGGTAATTGGTGGGAGACACACCCCCACCGCGCGCTGGCCAACAATAGCGCTGTGTATGAGACCAAACCCACGGTGGGCACTTTCTTGGAAGAATGGACATCGCTGTACAACAGCCACTCGGGTGAGCGTGGCATTTTCAACCGTGAAGCAGCCAAGAAGATGGTTGCCAAATATAGCAAACGTGATGAGAATTTTGAGTTCGGAACCAACCCATGCTCTGAGATCATCTTGCGCCCGTACCAGTTCTGCAACTTGACCGAAGTGATGGTGCGCCCTGAAGACACACTGGACAGCCTCGCACAGAAAGTGCGCATGGCATCCATTTTGGGCACGATCCAATCCAACTTCACGCACTTCCCATACCTGCGCAAGGTCTGGCAGCGCAACACGGAAGAAGAGCGTTTGTTGGGTGTTTCGCTGACTGGCATCTACGACCATGTGATCATGGGCGACAGCAAGAAGGCCGCGCCTTGGTTGGAGCATTTGCGTGTTGTGGCCGGTGAGGCAAACGCGGAGTACGCTGAGTTATTGGGTATCCCCAAGTCAACCGCCATCACCGCTGTCAAACCAAGCGGCACTGTGAGCCAGTTGACCGACACAGCAAGCGGCATTCACCCACGCCACGCGCCATACTACGTTCGCCGTGTGCGCGGAGACAACAAAGACCCGTTGACTCAGTTTTTGGTCAACCAAGGCATCCCCGCCGAGGCTTGCGTGATGAAGCCCACGACCACCACGGTGTTCAGCTTCCCACAAAAAGCACCAGAGGGCTTGGTGACGCGCGATGACGTGGATGCAATCAGCCACTTGAAGTTGTGGTTGACATACCAACGCAGCTGGTGTGAACACAAACCCTCCGTGACCATCTCGGTCAAAGAGGAAGAGTGGCCGAAGGTTGGTGCGTTTGTTTGGGAGCACTTCGATGAGATGTCGGGCGTGTCGTTCTTGCCCCATGACGGCGGAACATATCGCCAAGCGCCTTACGAGGAATGCACCAAGGAAGAGTACGAGTCATTGTTGGCCAAACTGCCCAAGATCAATTGGAGCCAGTTCTCGGAGAACACTGACAACGTAGAAGGTGCGCAAATGTTGGCCTGCGTCGCAGGCGTATGTGAGATTTAACAAGGAGTGAAAATGAGTGAATTGACTTTTGGAGAAAAGGCATGTGGAGTTTCATTCAACCCCGGGGGCAATCCTGTGGTTGATGACATCAAGCGCAAGTGCGCGGAACTGGTTGACGGACTCGAAACCCTGCGCCAGCTGTCCGCCAAAGAGAACACATCGGGCGCAGAGGTGCGCCGTATGTTGAGCATTGCAATCACAGAAATCCAGACCGCTCAAATGTGGGCCGTCAAAGCAGTAACTTGGAGTCACTAACATGTCACGTATTTTTGTTCTCTTGGTCTTTGTCGCCGCGTGGATTTTTGGAGTCGTGGGGTGGATCAGCAATTTGATCACGTTGATCCAAACAACAGACATGCAGATTACCACCATGTTTGTTTTGCGTATTGTGGGTTTGTTTCTTTTCCCCTTGGGCGCTGTTTTAGGATACTACTGATATGAACTTCATCACTGAAAGTCTGAGTTGGGTAGCGGCTATCGCATTCTGCTCATGGGGTTTCTCCATTTGGGTGGGTTTGATGATTCATCTCACTCGTTACGCTTGGAGGGCGTTCTGATGAGCAAAGGGTCTAAACCAAGACCCATCCCGGAGCCTGATAAGTTCCGGGACAATTGGGACAAAATTTTCGGGAAGAAAAAAGATGACAAATCCTCTTGACGTTCAAGTAGCGGGCGACCACTACAAGAAACTGAAAATCCAACCCGTGGAGTACATCCACGCCAACAGCATGCCCTTCATTGAGGGCTGCATCGTCAAGTACGCCACACGCTGGCGCGACAAAGGCGGCATCAAGGACTTGGAGAAGATCAAACACTTCGCTGAGATGCTAATCGAACTGGAGAAGAACAGTGGCAGAGTATCGTAAAAAGCCCGTTGTAATTGAAGCTACGCAATGGTTCAAGATGGGCGACCATCCTGCTGTAAGAAAACCAGCACCAAAATTTTATGACGGCGAATGCGGTTGGGTAGATACTCTTGAAGGAGGTCACGTTGTGACGCCGGGCGACTGGATCATCACTGGCGTCAAGGGCGAACACTACCCATGCAAGCCAGACATCTTTGAAGCCACATACGAAAAAGTGTGATATACTGAAGTTGAGTTCATGGTGTGCGCCCGATGGTGGGCGCTTTACAGGGTGGGGCTCACGTCCCACCCTTTTTTTCAACGCGGATTCGTCCGCAGCCAAGGAGCAATTGATATGTGGGTATTAGGACAAAAAGATGGGAAACCATGGTGGTTAAAGCAAGATGAGCATCACGACTGGGTTCCAGTGTCGGAGAAAGAATACGCTGAATATAAACAAAAGGGGCAAGACGAATTGGATAGCATTGTGGCCAAAGCCCTTTTTAAACATTTCAACATTGGGGAGCAAAAATGAAGATTTTGAGCATCGACTTTGAGACACGCAGCCGGATTGATTTGAAGGATCGCGGGCTTGATGTCTACTCCAGCGACCCCAGCACTGAGATTGTTTGTTTGGCCGCTGGCTTTCGCGCCGAACACACTGACGGTTGGCTCACCGACGACATCCCTGAGTGGGTACTCACTTACGTGGCCAAAGGTGGCCTGATTCGTGCTTGGAATGCGGCGTTCGAGTACCACATCTGGAACCGCGTTGGCGCGCGGCTGGGTTGGCCTGAGCTTAAGCTCGAACAGTGCATTGACGCGATGGCCATTGCAGCGGCCAACAACCTGCCACAGGATTTGGACACCGCTGGTGAAGTCACCAACGCACAGTTTCAAAAAGACAAGCGCGGCAAGAAGCTGATTCAGCTGTTGAGCAAGCCCCAAAAAGACGGCACGTTCAACACCGACCCGGTGTTGCTGGAAGAGTTCCGCCAGTACTGCGTCCGTGACGTGCAGACTGAGATTGCTGTTGTCGAGCCCTTGCGCCCACTCTCCGCGCATGAGCAAAGTGTGTGGGTGCTCACTCAGAAGATCAACCAGCGCGGTGTTGCGGTCGATCCACAAGAGCTGGCCCGCGTTGACTCGGTGGTTCAGCAAGAATTGGATTCGATCAACATGCAGATCATGGGGTTGACGGATGGTATTGAGGTGAGCAAGCGCGACCAACTCAAGAACTGGTTCTACGACCATGGGTTGGACTTGCCAGATATGACCGCAGAAACCATCGAAAAGGCTGCCAAAGAGGGCCATGGGGACGAGACTGTCAACCGAGTGCTCAAGCTCCGTATGGAGGGCGCTAAGACCTCTGTGACCAAGTTTGCCAAGATGGCCGAGATGCAGGTTGGCGGGCGCATCCGAAATGGCCTCGTCTACCATGGCGCGTCCACGGGCCGCTGGGCCAGTCGCGGGATCAACCTGCAAAATATTGCACGTCCGGCAATCTGGATGAAAGACCAAGACATCAACGACGCAGTTGAGCTGGCGCTGGTGCGCGGGGACTACGAGGCCATGCGCGCGCGGTTTGGCGACAAGACCATGGAGGCATGCTCATCGATTGTCCGCAATGCCATCAAGGCGCCAGAGGGCTATGTGTACGTCGATGCCGACTTGAGTTCGATTGAGAACCGCGTCTCCGCGTGGATGGCCAACCAAATTGACAAACTGGAGCTGTTCCGCTTGGGGTTGGACGAGTACAAAACCTTTGCGTCAACCAGCCTGTACTACGTGCCCTATGAAGAGGTCACAAAGGATCAGCGCCAAGTCAGCAAGTCGGCGGTGCTTGGGTGCATGTTTGGCCAAGGAGCCAAAGGGCTCGTGGCTTATGCGGAATCGATGGGGGTGATTTTGACCTTGGAGCAGGCAGAGGATGCCGTGAACGCCTACCGTTTGGCGTATGGTCGGGTGAAGAATTGCTGGTATCAAATGGGCCAAGCCGCGCTTGACTGCATAAAAAATCCCGGCCAGCCGTTCAAGGCGGGCCGGGTTACGATGAAGGTGGCGAACAACGTGCTGTGGATGCAGTTGCCCTCGGGACGCTTAATTTGCTGGCAAGCACCCGACATCCGTAAGGAGCTGACACCATGGGGAAAACCTGCTGATGTTGTTTACGTCACCAGCCAAAACACCTTCACTCGCAAGTGGGGGCGCAATAAGCTGATCGGTAGCTCGATCTTTCAAAGTAGCGTACAAGGCGCAGCACGAGATTTTCTTGCTGAATCTGCGCTTGCTTTGGATGCTGAAGGTATAGCGGTAGTCAACCTGATCCATGATGAAAACCTCACATTAAGTTTAGTGGAGGATGCTAAATACACCGAGGAGCGGCTTATGACTGTACTGACAACCCCGCCAAAGTGGGCACCTGATTTCCCTCTTGCGGCGGAGTCATGGGTCGATACGCGCTACAGAAAATAAAAGAGGCTGGAGGGCGGCTTAGGCCGCTCTTCTTCCAAGCCTAAAATCACTGCCCCGCAGGTTGCGGGTTAATCTTGTTCATGATGTAGTCTTTGAGGTAGTCCGCGCCTTTTGCAGCAGCCACAACACCAGCACCAATCGCTTTTGTTTTTGGGTTACGAGAATACGTGGCTGCACCGGCGCCTGCCGAAGCCAGACCACTCAACCCGGAGTGCAAATAGTCTCCTTCTTGCGCTGCCAAAATGGCTTCTTTGGCTTGTTGGCCCATGATGGCGCCAGTGCCTGCGTTCAACGCACTGCCAATTCGGCTGCCAGCCTCAATGTGAGGGACGGGCAAGGCGGCTGGTGCGTTAGGGCGCGGCAGTGGTTTGGGCATGGGGAAGTTTGGCACCTTGGGCGCTTGCGGCACTGGTGCAGCAGGGCGTGATGCCAGAACATCTTGGCCAAGCCACAAACCAGTTGTTGGGTCGGGCGCAGCGCCGGGCATCATGCTTTGAGCTTGACGCACACGACTAACCCCTTGAGTGCCGGCTTGTTGGGCTTCGGCTTGGCTCAACACATTGCGGCCTTCCACGTCGGCAATATCACCACCAAACTGGCCTCGAATCCAATTGCGGGGGTCTTGGCCTGCGGCCTTTTGCGCGGTTGCTGCGGCTTGCTCTGAGGCTTTTTGCATTGCAGCTGCATGCTCCATTGCAGCTTTGCGCAACTCAAGAGCATACTTGTCTTGGCGATCAAGATTCTTTAATTGATCTTGGTGCTGCAATTGGGCAGTACGGTTAGCATCGCGCACGACATTGGCGTTGGCTGTCTGCGCGCGCACGTTGGCTTCTGTGCGTTTGCGATCAGCGCCGCCCATGGCGCCAGCAAGCGCGCCCGCGCCGCCGGACATGGCATCGGTGACATCCATGTCGCGGCCTTGATCCACGGTTTGTGTTGTGTCGTTGATGCCAGACAAATCCAAGGGCTCGATGTCTTCAACATCGGTGCTGAATTGTGTACTATTAGGGCCTGCCATATCAGCATATCCTTTTACTTTTTGAATGTGTGTTTTGGCTTCGGGACTCATCTCGCCGCCTTTGAAATACGGGCTGTTGGGGCCATCATGGTATGCCACCAAAGTTTTGTCCCAGTCGCCATTGTGCTTGTCGAGCAATTGGCGCGCGTAGCGCATGCCGCCGTCAATGTTCTCATCTTCGTTGTATCGGTCAACACCCATGTCTTTGGCGGCTTTACGACCAAGCATCATCACGCCCACAGGGCCTGTTTTTGAATGTTTGCTTTGGTCAAACCCACTCTCCTGCATTGCCATACCGAAAGCAAGTGTTTTGGGCACACCATACTTCTCAGCAGAGGCCATCACCTTCTCAGCGGTGGCGCGTTGCTTTTCGTTGAGTGAATCAAACATCCCCATCATTGATCCCCGGGATACTTAGCGTCAGCGCGGCCAAACACTTTGGCTGTGCGGTAGAACTGTTTCTTGCGCATGTCGGCCAGTTCAGGGCTGTCTTGGAATTCACTCCAACGATGGCCAGCTTTCTTCATTTCTTTCCATAAGCGATCTTGCTCCACGCGGTTGCGGGCTTCGAGTTCAACACTTTTGGCCATTTGCATCAGCGAAGCAGGCGTCGAATGCGCGCGGTCGCCAATCACTTCTGCCATCAAGCGACGCTCATTGTCAGAAACAGACCCTTGGCCCTTGAGCACTTTCTGGCTGTAGTCCAGTTGCATTTTTGTCAAGTCACGACCCAAACGAACGTATGCGTCCATGACATTTTTGTCTTTGGCCGCCGGGTCGAGTTTGACCAACGTGTCTTGCAGGCCGGGGATTTTGACAGCGCCGAACTCACCCAGTTGAACGCCTTGGTCCACGAGGCCCAAGAACGCGCTCATGGCGCCGGGCTTGGCCAACTTGCCCAACACGCCGTTTGAAGATTTGATGTCTTGCTGCATGCGTTGGGCCAGTGCGGCATTGTCAGGAGCGTTCATCGCTTCCGTTTCATGTGCGGTTTGTTGTGCGGCATAGTTCTCGCCCACTTTGCGCGATTCGGCCTCCAAGCCGGCGGCTTTTGATTTGGCTTCAGCCTCGCGGATTGCCAAGTCTTGTTTAGAGCCGGGGATAAACCCTGTGCCTGTCGCGGGTGCAGGCGCTGGCGCTGGCGCTGGAGCCTGAGCAACAGGGGGAGTTGAAGGCAGCGCACCACCGCGCACAGCCGGCGCAGGGGTAGGCGCAGGCACTGGAGCAGAAGGCAAAGCACCAGACTGAGGTGCGGGGCCTTGCCCAGCCGTTGGCACAGCTTCCCATGGGGTTTGTTGCACCGTACCGCCGGGCACGTTCATTTCATGAGGCTGGAATGCGCCGGCGCCGGCTGCATGCAGCATCATAGCGCGGTTCCACGCATCTGAGCCGGGCTTAACGCCACCAGACACCAACTCACGTTGAGTGTCGGTCAGCTTGCGCAACTCAATGGCTTTGGTGATTGCAGCTTGTGGGTTGACACGATGCAGTGCGTAGAGTTGCAATTGTTGCTCTTGGCTCAAAGGCACTTGACCGCCAAGGATAGGAGCCAAATCGGCTTGTGCAGCACCTTGCCCTTGAGGCTGTGAAGCACCTTGCCCTTGAGGCTGTGAAGCACCTTGCCCTTGAGGCTGTGAAGCACCTTGCCCTTGAGGCTGTGCGCCGCCTGCACCGATGATGCGATTAAACACCGCTTGGTCTTGTGCTTGTTGGGCTTGTTGCGAGTCAATGTTTGCCATTGCAACGCGAGCTTGTGTGATGTCGTTGTTACGCTGTTCTTGCGTTTGATTGTACGCTTGTTGTTGTCCGGCCCAGCCAGAGGTAGGGCCTGCAAACCGAGCCATACTCTCTGTAAAGTTGCCCAGTACGCTATTTTTCTCAGCTTCGCGTTGCTGGATGATCTTCATGAGTTGGTCTTTGACTTCTTGGCTTTGAGGACCACCAAGACTCACTTTCTTTTGGCCAGCAATACTCAATCCGCTGACTACGGGCGTGTCAGAAGATTGATCAATTGCGTCCAGTCCGCTTTGGTTTTCTGTGTCTGCCATGTTTGTCCTTACTGGGTGATTGGGTTGCCATTTGCGTCAACCGATGTGGCGTTGGTATCTGAACCAGTAGTGTACCCTGAATAGTCGCCGCCGCCACCATACGAGCTTGTGTCGATTGGTTGGGGGGTGCCAGTGTAGGTTGGTGTGCTGGATGAAGACAACAAACTAGACAACCAGCTTGGCAAGTTTGCTGATGAGCCTGTGCCTGTCAGTGCGTTTAACGCCCCTTGACCCAAGTTGCCCAAGTTGTTGGCAAGGTTGCCTGCTTGTGTCAGGTTGGCGGTCAATCCTTGGTTGTTTGTCGTTGTTGTCGTTCTTGGCACAGATTGGCCAATGTTGCCCAGTGCAGTGGCCGCTTGGTTGACCGCAGGCAATGCACCAAGCTCTTGGAAGTTGGCTGTGTTGAGTGCTGTGGTGCCATATTGTGATCCAAGATTACCTGCGCCAGCTTCTGCTTGGATGGCTTGAGTCAATGCGTTCTCAGCAGTTGTATTTTGGTTTGCGGCCAATGTAGTCAATGCGCCTGCTTTGGACGCATCGATTGCTGTTTGGTCACGCAAAGAGCCTGTTTGACCAGAGCCAATTCCCGCAGCACCTTGCGTTGATGCAATCGTTGGCAACATCTGATTGAGTTGCGCGTTTTCAGAAGCGAACAGGCCACCAAGGGTTGTGCCCGTGTTAGGTTGGCCGTTTGGCAACCATGGATTGGTGATACCAGATGCAATATTTTGCAACGTGGCCGTGCCTTGGGTGAAGGGGTTTGTATTGGAGCCCAGCGACTCAACCAAACCCTGAGCCACTGTGCTTTGGGGGTTGACTGCGCTGGACAGCGCGCCAGTGGCGGCTTGACCAATATTTTGTTGTGCAGAGGTGAACCACGATGGCAGCGTCGTCGCTGCTGTGGATGAGGTATCAAAAGCACTCATGCTCGGTCCTTTTTCAAATAATCTAGCGGCGACTGATGCGCAGAGGGCGGCAGTTCGCTGGGGGAAGCTGAATGGGCGCGCGAACGGATCGCTTTCACCATTTCATCAAGTTTGGACGCGCCAGCGTCGGATGATCCATTACCCAACGCTGCCACCACATCGGCAGGCAACACAAACTCGTCGCGCGCCACCATGGCAGGAATGCTGTCCGAGGTGCCATCGCCGTCACCCTTGACGTGCATGTTGCCCAAGCCGCCTTGGGAATGGAATTGAGGTTCGCCCGCCGGGTGCGCCATTGTCAAACCGCCTTGTGCGTAGGATGCCAAAGGCTCCACATTTTGGGCTGGGTCAACATAGTCGTTGCCTGCGGGAACAGAAGCCACGGTGGTGGGCGCGTAGGAGTTTGCCTGAGTGTATGTCGGCGCTGTGGTCACATCCGACTGCAAAGGAGACAAATCGCCATCACCAGCGCCATGAAAAATGGATGTTAAGAGAGACAAATCGCCGAAGTCCGTGGTTTTTGATCGTGGTGTTTGAAACCCAGCCAAGGAAAACAATAAAGGATTCAACGGGGCTGGCGCTGTGTCTGAAATCAGGGACGAGCTTTGTTGCTCGGGTTGCGCAACTTGCTGGGTTGGAGTCGCTGTGTTGCTCGATGCTGATCCATTTAATTTGGTCAAGCTTGTGGCTGCCGCAGCAGGAATCAAGTTTGCCGACACACTCGGTGTAGGAATGTTGGTGGATGTGTCCGTTGGCGCAACGGGTGTTCCAGTCACGTTCGGATTGTTGATGATCGAATTTGGGTCGCCCAGATTGGGAGACGATCCAGTTGCTGTGGTGCCGATCGCGCTGGTTGTCCCTGTAACCGTGGGTACTGTGACGCCTTGCCCACCATTCATGGAGGTCAAATTGGGCGACTGCGAATATGTCGCATTACCTGTGTCGGCAGCCACTGGTGTGGTGTTTGCCAGATTGTATGACGCCGTTGTGTCCAGAGGCACTTGTGAGCCAGTCACAGGCGCCAATGAAACGTCCAAGGGTGTTGTGTCAACCACAGGCGATACGGACTCGACAATGCCTGTATCGGTTGGTGCTGTGGCAACAGGCACATTCACATTGGCAGCCGGCGTTGGCGCGGCCACGGGGGTCGTTGTGTCAGCCGGCGTTGGCGCGGCCACGGGGGTCGCAGGGACTGTGGGCGTCAACGCTGCTATCGGGCCTGCGTCCGCTGGCAGTTGAACGCCAGATGTTGTGTCAATTGGAGGCGTTAGGTTGGTTGTCGCGCTAGTGTCTACCGGCGCCTGAACACCGGAGGTTGTGTCAACAGGGGGTGTCAAAGTGGTGTCCACCGGCGCCACGTAGGTCGATGCTGCACTAGGGGTATCTGTTGGTGCGGTCGTGGGGGTGTCACTAGGTGTGCCGCCAGAAGCGCCGCCCGCGTTGACTGCGCTATTGAGCGCGCCAGAGGCGTAATTTGATGCGGCAGCGTTCACCGCGCCAGCGATTGGGTTGCCGCCAGACAGGGCAGCCTGAGTCGCGCCAGAAGCCGCCGCGCTGGCAGCCTTGATCGTGGTGGGGGACAACCCAGAGGATGTGTCACTGGGGGCGGCTGCTGCGCCAGTGTCAGTGGGGGCGGCTGCTGCGCCAGTGTCAGTGGTTGCGGCGCTGGCGTCAGCAGGTGTGCCTGTTAAGGCGCCACTAACGTATTGGCCAGCCTGCAAGCCGGCTTCAGATACGGCGGCACTGGAAAGGGCTTGCCCTAAATTACCACCGTTGGCAATCGTGTCAGCCGCCGAGATGGCAGGCAGCAATTCAGCGTTGCCAGTCGCCACGGCAGCCACTTTGGCGATTGTTCCAATTGGGTCATTGACTGCGCTTGTAACGGCGCTGTCAACCACGTTGACAGCCGTGTTTACGACGCTAGAAGCGACGTTGGCTACTGTGTTGACCACGCTTGATGCGGTATCTGCAACAGCATTTACTACCGCCGCCGCTGGCCCAAACAATTTTATCTTTCTGTTGCCACAATGCTCAAACGCACCAATTGGCAAATCAGGAATGTCTAAAAGAAAATGAGATTTCATACTTTCGCCATCCAGTTGTATTGGTGGCGATCTGAATGTTCTACTTTAACACCAAGGCGTTTTAGCATTTGAACAATCCCGGGATTGTCCGCTTTGCCGTACACGCAGCGAACCGGTGTTTTGCGAATGATGCTGATGAAATGAGGCAAGCTCTGCACCAATTGCATTGGGGAATCCTGAGTGAAAAGATGCAGTTCAGCATCTTTTTTGTCGATGTTTCGGATCAACAGGACGCTATTGCCTGCGGACATGATATGGCCTTTACCCTTTTGAACCACAGAAGCGACAAAAGCCAACACCTTTTCAGGGTTGACTCCATGTTGTTGGCAATCGGCAGTGATAATTTCTGAAGGTGTCATGTACGTATATCCTATAGAAAATTACCCATTTTATGGACCATTTACGGCCTGAGTTGCTGCTTTTGCCCACCCTTGCCAAGTATCAAACTGATCTGGAGCGGGTACGTTGAATTGGCTAAATATGCTGTTTGTCACCATAGATGAGGCAACCTGTTTCCAATTTTCTTCAGTGACGTAGGGGAACTGTTGGTCGCCAAAATAGAGGATCAGGTTGCCATTCCACTGCTCCCAAGTACTAAAGTCGGGCAGGAAATCAAGTTGCATCAGGGACGCTCATCGCCAAGTTCGGCAGTGATCATGATGCGGCCAAATTCAAAGTCGCCGTCCACCACGTTGCTGCGGAACTGCAAATTGATTAGGCGGTGCTCAACCCTCAAATCGATCTTGCCATCTGTATCTTGGAACACATAAGGCCCATCATCTTGTTCGGCGCCTTGCGCAAATGGGCGCCCGATCACCATCATCTCCATAGGCCCCACTTGACGGAAGTCAGGCTCGATCCGCGTGATGTGCATGCGGCGGTTTGCCGTGATCGTCACATCTTCGGCGGGGGTGCCCCCTACAAAAGAGATGTCACAGGTTTCAGCAAACGAGTCAATGGCGAAGACCCCATTGTCGGTGATTTTGTTTTTGCCATATTCGTGTTGCCAGATGGCATACCCGCCCAATGCTTGAGTCACCGTGGTCGCGTTGCTGATCACCGGGCTGGCAAATGTCATCACCGTGTACCCGCCGGAAGCGTTATCGGTAAATGTTGCGCCAGCGATTTGGTTGATCGCCGTAAAAGTGTTGCTTGCACTGTTATTGAACGACATATACGAGCCCGCTGGATTCGTTGTTTGGTCGCCTGACAATACGATTTGATACGCATTGGTTGATGGTGTGCCAGAGTGATTTGGTCCATACAATACAGAGTATGTTGCGCCGAAGCTGCCTGTGAAATTCCAATCACACCATACAGGGTAAGGAAACACTTCCGTCATGTAGCCACATGAGCGCTGCGACCCTTCAGCCATGCCCGCGTCATACCACGTCTGATCTTTGACGTTGTAGATGATGGCATCGTTGCACTCTGTCGATGTGCCGCGCGGGTAGAAGAACCAAACTTCGTTGAAGCGAGGCACCTTGGTGGCCCACACTTTTTGACGCTGGCTGTAGTTCAAATTGTCGAACAAGTAGTTCACGTTCTTGTCGTTTGGTAGAACTTGAACCACACCGTTGTATAGGTAGAATCGGTCAACACCCATCCAAAAATAAACGCCATCCATCTCGACCACGGAGTTGGACGACATGATCGAGGTGTTATTTGAAAGGATGTCATATCTCCAGAAGTACGGCGTGGTCGATGTAAACGACACTCGCACCAAAGAGTCTGTCGCCCAGAACAAACCAGCGGGGGACAGCGAGCCGCCACGCAAAGGCATACCGGCCACGATTTTGCCCGAAGCCATGTTTGTTTCGTTGGCCAGCGTACCATTCCAGTCGCTGAATGTGGATACATTGCCTGTTGGCGTATTGAAGATGACGTTATTGTTGCGCAGCAACCCGGACGTACCAAACACAAAAACAAACGGATGCAAAACAACCACACCGCCGGAGACATTGATTGGTTGGTATGTCGGGTATTGGCCTGAAGAATCCATAACTTGGGTCAGCACGTACTTGCCCGTTGTTGGGTCTGGCATGAAGCTGCCCGCGTACAAGCTCGTCACCACGTTGGAATCGACGTTGTTCAAATTTTGACCGGGATGGGCCAACAACTTAGAATTTCCATTGCCTGAAGAGTCATACCCGATGTCAAACTGCCAGAGGTAATACGGGTTTGATGCTAGGCTTCCGGGGATGTAAATTTCCACGGTGGTTGCAGTCGAAAACCCCGCTGCACTGGTCAACGTAATCGTTGTTCGATTGGTGCCTGAGTTGTAGGTTGGTGTCCCTGTCGTTGTGTAGTTGGTGCGCACATTGGATGTGTTGTACGACCAAAACACAGTTCCAGAAGGGAACGTAGACACCACATTGCCAACGACTTGAATCACGTTGGTTGTCAGGTTTGTCACCACGTAGGTGGTGTTGAATTCCACTTGAACAGGACCAACTCCAACACCTTGATCAGTGCCTGTGGTGTAAACTTCAATGCCGTTTTGGTTGCCCACGAAGATGTAGTTCACACCGTTCTGCGGGTTGGTGATGACACCGCGCGGGATTGCGTTAGGGGACGCAAACATTTGGCGGTAGCCATTCATCTTTTTGGCTTTGTTACGTTGAAACCGAATCCATTGGCCATCGCCAAATTCATCGCCTTCAAATTTTGTACCGTCGCGCTTGATGCCGGGCTTATTGGCAAGCGTAAAGATTTTTGAAGGTCCTTGTGCTGCTTGCTGTTGGTCTGCCATTAGAATTGGCCCCCAGTAATTAGGTCTGCTTGAATGCGACCAATAAATGTAGTGATGTAGTTGCCTGTGCCGCCAGTCACGTCCATGGTCGCAATGTTGTTGCTGCCCGCAGCAAAACCAAGCATCCCGTTGTTAGGCGAATACATGCCCGAGTTGGGGTCCGCTGCGAACGAATACGCTGGATTGACTGCTGTACCCCGCTGGACCAATTGAGTGCCCACGTTGGCCTGAATCAACGGCCACACATTGTTGCCATCGCTCAGGATGATGGCTTGGGAATTGCTTGCCAAGCTGAATGGTGTCTGGGATGAACCATACACTTGGAAATTGATGGAGTAGCCACTTTGGTTGGTGTCGTTCAACAGGTAGTACACCTGAGTCACGGCGGGCAGCTCGACCAATAAGGAAGATGCGCGGGTGCCGGCCAGCGCTGTGAAGCGCTGAATGATCGGCGTATTGCTGACCAAGTTGAGCGAAGCGCCTGAGATGGCGTCCACGTCATACGTGGCTGATGTGAATGTCAGGCTGTTTGGGCGTGATCGACCGACAGTGAAAAACTCTTGGACGGCAGGATCGCGGTTCACACAGATGAAGCATGAGTCGCCCAGAGGCAACGTCAAGCTACCCAAACCGTCAATCAGCGAAGATGAGCCCGTTGCTGGGTTGATGGTTAGCGCGCCGGTGCCGTTGTTGCGCACCAGAATGAACCAGCCTTGTGAGAGGCTGTTTACCGATGGTAAAGCCCAAGTACCAACACCACCATTCCAAACCAAACAGTTGCCTCGTGAGGCGTCATTGATGGCTGGCGCAGTGATGTATTCGCTGGTCACAAACGCAGCTTCAATCTTGCCTAAAATAGCCGCAGTGGAGTTGCCCGCCAGTGTGGTTGCATCGGCGGTTGAAGTGCCAGTTCCAAACTGCAACAAAGCCCATACACCAGCTTGAGTGCTATCATCCACAATGTAGGTGTAGAACACTTGGCCACCGTTGACGGTGAATGATCCCGTGCCATCAAAGCGCTGAAAAAAGATTGGATATGTGCCGGTGTTGCGGATCAGGATGTCTTGGCCAACAGATGCCTGAGTGGCATCGGGCAACGTGACTGCGTAGCCCGTGTTATTGGCAGTGAACTCCATGATACGTGCGGTTGTTTGCTGCGTATCATTGGCGTACTGTGGCCAATACAGTTGGATGCTTTGTGTGAGGGCAACTGATGCGTAACTCACATCAGTGGGCTGAATCACGTTGCCGGTAAAGGCGGAGGTGTATGTTGTCATGGTTCTTGTCTCACAGTGTTACGATCAGCCATCCGACGTGAATCTTCACCCTTGATGGCGGCAATCGCGTCATCGTAGTAGCCTTTCCACACAGAAATTTTTTCCAAGCTCTTCAAGTAGCCTTGTGCTTGCAACAAGGTACCATACAGAAGAGCTTGTGGTGCTTCACGAGTCCAAAGATTTTCTTGGTTCTCTTCGTCGAGCGGCTGGATGCGGCTGTAGTAAATGATTTCCAGTGGGTACGATTGATCTGGTTTGGGTGCCAGCGCCCAATGATCATAGTCATAGTCGCCGTAGTAGATGGGCTGTCCAGCATCTGATTCAGACTGGAACTGAGTCACGTAGTCCATTGAGCGATTGGTGACAGGGACGCCGTTGATCTTCATGCTGATCGTCTTGCGCCAGCGCACTGGTTTTTCCAGCACAAAGTTTTCCGGCTCCAGCGTCGTGTTGACCACGTTCAATTGGAGCAGTGTTTTCAGTTCAGCCGCGATTGCCTGTTCAGTCATCATGATCAGGCGCGGAATCTGTGCAAGAAATTGCGCGTCGTTCCGTTCTGAATAATTGATGACATCCTGAACAAGGCTGTCATAGGTCATCGCTTGTGCTGTCATTTATTACTCGTACAAGATGTTGATTGAGCCAGCGTCAAAGGTGTCCGTGCCGTTGACTGTTGTGATGACTACTCGGTCTAATGCTCCTGCAAGCGATATTACTCCCGCACAATAACTTAAAGACGGTTGAACAGAATCTGCTAATTGTGATGAACAAGTCCAAATATTAGAGCTAATATTTGTAAAAACAGTTTGTCCTGAATTTAAACTTGACGCTAAAATAGCGCTGCCAATAACAAATCCATTTGTAACAGTTCCTACACCGGGGGAAACACCGTTTTTTATACTACTATTAGTTTCAGTATATCCTGATGTAGTAGTAGAGCCGCTGCCTAATTGAACTAATAAATTTGATGTTCCCGATGTTGACACGCCGTTAAACATCACAGTGATTCGCTTCGCCCATGAAGGAATACCAGTAAATGTGATCGACGTGCCGCTAGTGCTGGCCTGTGCTGTGCCCGATGTGATCAATGTGCCGCCGGAGTTGGCGTTGGCACCAACGGCAGCTAAGTTTGCTGATTTTGTCATTGCTATCCTTATTCGTTAGCTGCGATGGATGCTTGCACGGGCGCGATTGCATCCCGCAAGCCTTGCGTAGAGGTTGCTGAAGCGACTGCTGTTCGCGCTGTAGTCAACAAATCCAACCAATCAGCATCAGCCAATTTGTTGGCAATTCCCGCGCCAGTATTTGTCGCGCGGTGATTTGCTTCTGTTTTAGCCAATGCGTTCAAAACAGCTTGTTGTTGTGCAACTGCTTTGGTGATGTTCACGCTAACGGTTGAGCCGTTCAATTCCCAAGCGTTAAAGAAGTCGCCGTCCGCGTTAGGCAGTGTGCTGTCGTCAACAATGATTGAACCCTCTGGCGTGTCTTTGGCTTTTACTTCTTCAATAGACATTTCACCAGTGGGTATACAAACAGCCACTTGACCATTTTGAGAATAGATAATTACTTGAGTCATTGTGAGTCCTTACCGGAAAAAAGATAAACAAGCAACTTTTGCGTTAAAAAAAGTTGTGTTAGTTGCAGTTCTAGCTGTACTTTGAATTGCAGCCGAAGTAGTTGTAAAGGGTGTTGTAGTCGCCCTTGATGGGCCAATAATAATAATATCAGTGTTGCCTGATGTGCCATCAGCTAAAGAGCCAATTCCTGACATTGAATAGTTTGCATCGACAAAAGCGTTTGTAAAATTAACCGTATATGTGCCAGTGCTGGTATATGTAATGCTGCTAACATTGAAAGCAGCATTTACAGTTGCGACCGAACCAGCAGAAGAATTAAAATTAACCCAAGCACGACACAGCGTACCAATCTGATTGCCTGCGTTGTCATAAAAGAGCGGTGGTGTCAAGCTTGCCGCTGAGTTGATTTGACCAATGGTTGGTGTGGTCAATGTCAAGCTCGGAGCCAAATAGCTTGATACCACAGCCCCCGCAGTAGCGGGAATGGCATTGAGCACCGAGCTTACTTGGAAGCTCTCGATGGCAATCAAATCGTTCAGCGTGGCGCCAGTACCAAGCACAACAGTTGTGCCGTTGGTCGCTGTGTAATCAGCAGACCCAAGAAGCACACCGTTGCGAAAGACGTTGATGAAACCGGCTGTGTAGCTTGGAGGGGTGAAAGTGGTTTGGCCCGATGTCGCGGTGAACTCAGTCACAGTGCGGTAGGCTGTGTTTGTCACCCCCGATGCGGGAATGCCCAAGTAGCGGCAAGAGATGTTGCCTGTGCCACTGGCTGGCGCCGAGGAGAATGTCAACGTGGTGCCAGAGACACTGTACGTGGATGGTGCCTGCACCACGCCGCTGATGGCGACGAGCACGGACGCTGAGTTGGCCGGAGCCACAGACATGGTGAATGCTGTGGCCGAGCCCGTTCCACTGAACGTATCAGTCAGGAACGCTACTTGAGTTGGTTGATTGCCGATATAGCTCATTGTTTACTCGTACAAGATGTTGATTGAACCAGCGGTGAATGTTGCTGTTCCTGCTACTGTTGTGATTGATACGCGATCTAATGCGCCAGCAAGAGAAATAGACCCAGCCCCAAGCCCACCTGTGGTTGTGCCTGTATGTTGAGTATTAACGGAGCCAACCCATGTATTGCCAGAAACCATCGTCAAAATTGCATGACCATATCGAACAGTTGATGAGGTTAAAGACCCTGAGCTGCCTTCACCAAGAATACCAGAAGTGACAGAAGTTCCTGTACCTGCTCCACTTCCTGTAAATACTGTTGCCTGAGTTAAATATCCTGTAGTAGTGAGCGATCCAGACCCCAACTGAATTAAAAGTTGAGCACCAGCGCTAAAACTAACACCGTTAAACATCACCGTGATTCGTTTGGCCCAAGATGGAATGCCAGTGAACGTGATCGACGTGCCGCTGGTTGAGGCAACCGCTGTGCCTTGTGTGATGACGCCCTGTGTGCTGACGTTCGTGATATAGCTGATTGGCATTAATATTTTCCTTCTGCAAAGATGTTGACAAAGACCGTGCCGTCTTCAAGTGCTTCAATCTCATGCCATTCGTTGGCCGTGAGGTTCACGGGCTGCGTTGTCTTGTCAATCACCAACTCACGGCCTTCTTTGCGAACAATCGCTGACCCAGCGTGGCACATGGTCAAGTGGGCAAAGGTGTGCTCGTGCTTGGGCAAACCTTCGCCCTTGTTGGCGTGGTAGACGTATACCGAAACACCGTCATAGGTCACGCTGTGGACTGGGACAACCAAGATTGTCATAGGGTTTGTGCCCCAGTTGAAATTGGTTGTGTTGGGGAAATGCCAAGGGATTGCGCTGGGATTGGTTTGATTGTGTTGTCAGCGGGGTCGTACCAGAACTGATCGGCCACTACATTGTCAGCGCAGGCAGTCCAGAACAACCCAGCAGCAACTGGGAATGTCTGATCGTCAGGCTCGACTTGAGCAACTCGATAACCCGTTTCACGGGGTTCAATTTGTGAAATCAATGCTTGCATGTTTATCACCATTCAAAAATGACTACGCCAGCAGCGCCAGCACCACCAGTTGCAGAACCAGAGCCAGCAGGAGATGTTCCATAACCACCGCCACCGCCATAATTCCCACCAGTTGATCCGTTGGTTGCCATTCCTCCGTTTTTTCCTGCATAGCCAAAAACACTGCAGCCAGAGAGGCCGTTATACCCACCACCAAAATTTAACGCCCCGCCTGAAGCAGTACCCGGACTCCCCGCAGTACCGCCGTTGGAAGTACCGCCCCCCCCGCCAGTTGCTGTAATTGTTGTGATAGTTTGCGTACCTGATGCGACGCTAGATGTTCCGCCAGTGCTGGCCGTTGTAGAACTTGCGCCAGACCCACCCGCTCCAACAGTTACTGTAAGTGTTGCTCCAGAAGTAAGACCAGACAAATAACTTACAGCAACACCGCCAGCGCCCCCTGTTGTTCCAGAGCCTATAAGGTTTGATCCGCAAACAACGGAGCCTTGTCCGCCGCCTCCTCCTCCTCCTGCGCCCACCACAGTCACTTTCAGCGCTGTCACGCCTGTCGGGATGGTAAATGTTTGGCCTGAGCCAGTTGTGGTGAACGCTTGGCCAAGGACGCCGGGTAAGCCTGTCGAGATGGTTGACCAAGTATTGTCGCCACGCAAGTAGGTGGATGAGCTTGGAGTGCCTGTTGCTGAGAGTTGGGTAGTGCCTACGGTCTGTTGACCGGGGGAGATCACCTGAGTCACCGGGCTGGTGTAATAAACGTAAATATTGCTTGTGCCAGTGGGCGGCGCAGACGTGAACGTGATTGTGTTGCCACTCACTGTGTATGCCACGCCCGGTGTTTGCGGCACGTTGCTGATGGTCACTTGGACTTGCGCAACAGACGCGACTTGGCGCGACAAAGTGAACGCAGTCGAGGAACCGTTGCCGCTGAAATAATCAATGGCCGGGGTGAACGACTGTGTTGTTGGTGTATTGCCAATATAGCTCATGTGCTATCCTTAGCTGATTTGCAAGCAAGACAAGATGACGTCAGCGGAAGACGCTGTGCCAGACACCACGGTGAATGCGTCACCGGTGTTCAAAACGATTTTGCCATCGGCGCCGAACAAGGCCAGCGAGCCACCAACGGGCACAGTTGCATTGTTCACAACATAGTAGTTGGTCGCTGACGCGGTGATGTACGCGCTCACTGTGATGGGTGATGATGTGGTGTTGGCCACTGTCATGCCAATCACGGTTGTTTGGGTTGCCGATGCGGCTGTGACCAAGACCACGGGGGACGTGCCCACGTTCTTGGCCGTGTATCGTGTGAATGTATTTGTTGCCATTTTGTTTCCTTACCCTAATGCGATGGACATTGCGACTGCCGTGCCGGCAGGGTCTACTTGCAAATTTGATTGGGCGCCAGCCACCGTGGTGGCGCCAGTGCCGCCCGCTGAAACGGGACGAATTTTGTATCCAATCGTTTGGACTGTCGATGTGTTGTCTTTGTAGAACAACAAACCATCAGTGATGTTGATTGCCAACTCGCCGTTGAGCAAGTTGGCAGCCGAAGGCACGTTGGTTGTTGTAGAGCTGTAGTACAGTTGGAGCGGTGTATATCCGGTTGCGGCCATCTTTATGGTCCTTTATTTAGTGTAATACGAAATGTTAGGTTGGATGTAAAAAGGCGAACGGTCTCTATCCTCTTCCTCAGCCTGCAACGTCAGCTCTTTGGCTTCCATGGTAAGGCGCCCAATGCGGTTCTCGTCAATTCCGGGCAGCAGTTTGGCCACGGCAGCTGAGAGTTGTTTTTGCATGCAAGGCATCCATCGGTCTGGCACCGCCAGCTCATTGGTCAATTTGCCCACGTCTTGGGGCTGCAATTCCAAGAGCACTTGGAACGCTTGAAAGGCATCTTGTGGCACAGGCCACAAGTTCATGATTGGGGTGACTTGGCGATCAAACCAGAATTGCAACGAGCGGTTGCTCTCGAAATCTTTGTTTGGCAAGTTAAAATAGCTGTCGCGGTTGAGTCGCGCCAAGGGGATGTCTTGTTGTACCGAGCCCAGTGACAAAGCATTGACCACCACATTTGATGCCGAAGCGTTGCGAAAGCGCCAATACGACGCCGTGGGCGATCCGTCGATCTGCAAGTAGCCCCAGTTGTTGACCACACCATTGCTGACTTGGCCAAGATTGGTCCAAGTTATGTTGTCGTAACTGTAATCTACTTCCAGTGTGATTTTCTCTGTGGAGTAAAAGCCCGCGCTCAAGAAAGCGTAAGCAGTCTCATAGTATGCCATCGCGTTGCCACCCGCTGGAATGGTATAGGGCACCGCGATGCTGGTGGTGTTGAACGCCCCAAAGAGAGTATCCAGCGTGGTGCTTGGGCGAGTCACAAGACGGTAGTTTGCCACGCGCACATCCACGGTGCCGCGCGGCATGGTGTATTGGCGAGTTTGTCCTTCGCCGCCAAACATCACGTAGTCCAACAACCAGAGGTTGACACCACGGTTGGACAGGTTGATCAAGATGTACCACAACGCACGACGGGCAGCATTCACATACTCCGGTGTCATTTCCTCAGCCAGCTTGCCCGATTCCAAGTAGGCATGGGCAATCATCTCATCAACCGTGATGGTTGTTTGAGCTGTCGTGTTTGAGGTGTTGTTGTAGTTGCTTGCCATTATTTTTTCTTGCGTTCAGGCAGTTTGCTTTTGGCCTTGCCAGATGCTACGAACTCTTTGCCAACCTTTTGGGGGATGCCCACCTTCTTGGCGAATTCGGGGTTGTTTTTGACGCCCTGCATCAGGCGCTCTTGTGCTTTCGATTTCAAAGGCATACTAGCACTTCCCGCCTTTTTTGAACTTGTCGGGGCCTTGCGCTGAAGGCTTGCCGGAGGCTTTCTTGGTTGGCTCAGTTGCCTTGATCAGGCCACCTTCTTTGTACTTGCCAGTCATGCCGCCGCCGCAGAACTCGCGCACGGTGCCTTTTTCTTTCTTCACGCGGCCACCCTTTTTGAGCTTGCTCAAGTCGGTTTTCTCGCCTTCGTGCTCTTGTTCGTCGTGCATTTTGAATGCTTTTTTGACGAGTTTTTTGTCTTGTGTCATGTCATCGCCGACTTCAAGGTCTTTCTTGCTGTGGTCGATGCGGGGGGTGTAATTAAGTTTTGCCATGTAACTCTCCTATAGATAATTACCCATCAGAGGGGTGTTTTTCGCCCAATCAGGCCATGATCAGGGCTTCGGCCCGGACTTCGCTGACTCGCCGTGTCCAGCCTTTGCCAAAGGTTTCAAACGTGGGCAAAGTCTCCAAAAAGCCTTGCCGCAGGTCGCAGTAGAGGTTGATCAATGGCCGCACCTGTTTGCCTTCAAGCGAAATCAAATCGTCAGGGTTGATCGTGCCATCTTGAGGTTGCTCCATGATATGGAGCAAAAAGCGCGTGGCGCGCTCCACGCCGCTGTTGACCGCGCAGTCAAATACACAGTGATCCAACCCCGCAGGCAGGTCGTCACCTTTGATTGCTGACCAATATTCTTTGTGGTAAAGAGGTGCCACTTGCTGGGTAGTCAGTTCGCGCATGTCTTGCTCGGTGACAGGGTGGCCAGCCCATGCTTCCCAGACGCGCTTGGTCACACCATGGTTGGTGATGCCGCCGGGGTCTTTGGAATTATTTGAGAAGCCGCCTTCTCGCGTGTCTTGCAGCAATTTTTTCAAACATAGATCAAAATTCTGTTTCATTTTGTCCTCAGCGTATTGTATGCGTCGATGCACATGTTCAATTCCCGGATTGCTGTGTCGCCGTCTTGGGCGATGGTGACAAGAGCGTCTGCAACCGTTGGGTCAAGTTGGGCTCTTTCTTCTGTAGGCTCAGAGGTGGCACTTGTTGTGGCGGTGACGATAGGGACGTACAAGCGCTGAGTACCAGCGCGCAAAGCAGCGCGCAGCTGATCATCTTTAAGTTTTGCATCTTCATTGGCTTTCTCCAAAGCTGTTTGTAGGGAACCGATTTGCTCGACGTGGGCAACGTACTGCGTGTGCGCCGCTTTATCTGCCTTGGCCATTTTGGCTTCCCACTCCAGCTCGGAGTAGTGCATGCCACCAAAGAAAGAGGCAACAAGGGCTGCAATCACGGCAAAGATTTTGATTTCACTTAGCATGTGGTTCGGTGTTTTCTTTGAGTTTGATCATGGCGCCGATACCGGCTGCCAAGGAGCCAACACCAACACCAAACGACTGCATGTCGAATGGCACATGATGCACAATCACAGACCACCCTTGCAAAAACACTCCGGCGGCGCCGGACATAGCTGCGAACCAACGCCCAATGTCTTGGGTTTCGTTGTCCGCGCCAGTGAATAAGTCGTTTAGAATCTTAATCATTTTTGTGTTTTTGAAAATCGTCTTTGGAAACTTTGTCGTCCAGCTTATCAAAGATTTTACTCAGCATCTCTTTGATTTCTTTCATACTGTCTTTAAAGTCATCTTTGCGCACGAAATTGTCATGAAGGTTGTGTGTAATGTCTTTCATGTCCGTCTTAAGGTCGCGCACTGCGTCCCACATCGCTTTGATGATTGCACCAAACAACACACAGATGACACCAAACAAAGCGTCAAAAATTTGCTGTGAATCCATTAGAAAGTTCCCCCTGAAATGCCCGATGTGAATGTGCCCGTCGATCCTGTCAACGTGCCGCCGCCTAAGTTTAACCCTGCTGTGCCCCATGTGATCGCTCCTGTAGGCCCTGATCCGGGAACATACGCATACCCTGCCCAACCGCCTGTCGCTGCGCTGTTTGATGTCGAGTAAATATACCCTGCCATGCCGGGGGTGACGGATGCTAAAGTGTTGCCGGCGCTGTCAGTCACGGTGACGTTTTGTGTCGAATCGTTATCGATCACATACGCGGTGCCTGTCCCAACTGTATTTTCCGCTGGCAGTTTGATAGTTTGGGTTTGAGTGCCTTGGATATTTTGATAATACGCCGAAGCAGAAGTTAGTGTAGTCACTGTGCCAGCGGATGTAATCGCTGAATACCCGGGAGCTTCGTTATTCCAAACAATATTTGCGTTTGTGTCGCGCAACACAACAGAGTTGGCCCCACTGGATGATGTAACACCTGTGCCGCCATAAGCAACACCAATTGTGCTGCCGTTCCATGTACCGACGGAAATGGCTCCCGTGTTGTTTAACTGGAAAACCAATGAGCCGCCGTTATAGGTGTACACATCCAACAACTCAGTGAACTGCCCACTCAAACCTTGAATTTTCAAAGGCACTGTAGTGGTCGAGTAAGCGGTGATGATTGGTGAATTGATCTGAGGTGCTTGACTCAATACAAGGTTGGCGCCCGCGCCGCTGCCTGTTGCTGAGGTGACACCTGAACCACCATTGGCGACAGACAATGTTCCTGCTAATACAATGGTCCCGCTTGATGCTGTGTTTGGTGTTAGCCCCGTGGTGCCGCCACTGAATGATAAAACGCCTGTGTTTGCAATCGTGATTGCTGACGAACCGTTGTAGCTTGTTCCAGACAAGCCTGTGCCAATGGTTAGCGTATTTAAGTTTGAGCCCAGCGACACGCCAGAAATGGTCGAGTTTGTCAGGCCCGAGTTCGGGATTGTTAACGCCGCCGTGACGTTGCCCGAACCATTGGCGTACATGAAGCCTGTCAGTCCAGTCACCGCCAAGTTGGTGGTCGTCAGGTTGGTGAACGATTCACTTGACGATCCGGGAACTTTTTGCCAGACGTTGTTCTCGAAGATGGCCCAGTCGCCCACGTTCCATCCCGACACACCGTTGAGTGTCGTGTTGCCAGCCACGTTGACAACGTAATAGTTGCCTGCTGTGCCGACGCTTGATGTCAAAGTTGGGGTGTTGGTGCTCGCATTCCAAACGCCTTGGTAGGATGGAGCATTGGTCGGCTGTGTGCTGACACTGGTGATTTGGCCTTGCGCATTGACCGTGATCACTGGCACCACGGATGCAGAACCGTATGTGCCAGCGGACACGCCGCTGTTCGCAATTGCAACCGTGGTTGGCGCGCTGCCATTGAAGCTGGTGCCCGACAGGCCAGTTCCAATTGTCAGCGCATTGGTTGTGTTGGCTGTGACAGTCGTTGAGCCGCCAAGGCTCACTGAGCTGCTGTTGATTGTGATCGAGCTATTTGCCAGTTGCGTGTTGGCAATGGTCCCCGACAATTTTGTAGTGGCCAACGATGTGATCCAAGCAGGATTGGCATACGAGCCTGTTGTATAGACTCCGTTGGTTACAGAGCCTGCATTGCCTGAGATTGCAATTGCCCATGTGCCTGTGGCATTGGTGCCTGACACCGATGGTGCGCCCACGTCGGCGTAACTTAACGTGGCCGCGCCAGTGTAGCCATTCACTGAATTTACAATGTTGGCCCACTGCGTGTTATAGTTGGTCGCATCGATCTTGACTAGCGCCTGCGCTGTCGTGCCTCCAGTGGGCACACCCGCGCCTGTCGCGCCAGTGGGGCCTTGGATGCCTTGAATCCCTTGGGGGATTGTGAAATTGAAAACGCCGGCTGACGATGTACCACTGTTGGTCACAGTGGCAGAAGAGCCCGCTGCACCGGTTGTTGTGGTGCCTACAGCGATTGTGGCC